CTTTTGTCTTATTGGCCTGTATCAGAGCTTTCTCGTCATCGAACTTAACACCACTCGGAGTCTCAACTTTACGCCCAAGCTCACCTGCGTCAGCCATAGCTTTCAAAAAAGGATCGCAGCCACCTGTATGACGCTTCTTCTCTTTTTTCTTGTTCAGCTTATGAGTCAGGTCCTGAAATTCGACTGTGAGTACGGGAGTGGCATCCTCTGGCGCATCTATAGAGTAGGACTTTATAATAAACGGTCCCAATGGAACTGCATCGTCAGTAAAACCTAGAATGAAATAAATTTCCCTATTCTTAATGAACAAACCTGAATCCATATAACGAAAGTCTTTATCCATTATAGACATAGAGCCGTCAGCAGCTTTTCCTTCACGAAAAGTTATCGAAACATTGTTGACATCTCTCAGAACAGAATCAGATAGCTCTAAACCCTGAAGCCAGATAGAACACACGCCCTCTCTAGGAAACTTCACGTCAACACCGCCATTGACTTAGGAGGAATGACAATAGAAACACCTGAAGTGAGGGTGAGCGGAAAGAAGATACTCACATTCGCGTCAGCTATCACATACCACTTCCTCGCATCCCCGTATTCCCGATAGGCAATAGACTCAAAGGTATCTCCAGCCTTCGTCACGTATACGCGAGAACCAGCTCGAAGTGGCGCAGATGTTCTTCTTATCTTATGGATGTTTGCAATATTCCCGTCAGAATCCTCTATCTGCTGAGTATCAGAAAAGCGATAACGAGATGTTTGGTGAACTGTCATAGAATCACCCTTTCGGAGTAATTATTTCTCATCTCTATCAAGTATCGCCTTGTTTCCTCTACTCCAACATAAATGGTCTTTAAGGAAATATCTACAGTTGCACGAATAGGAGTCAAATCTCTATTGTGCATGGTCTCTTTAATAGAGACATTCGTACACACAACATCCCAAGACCGCTCCCCAACCACAAGAACAAGTCTAGCGGGAGAAGTCCAACGAGCGCCCGCATCGAGGGCTAGTGCAATATCTGGAGTGATCAAACTCTGGAAGAAGGAAATATCAGGAACAATTCCCTCCACCATGAATCGCTCTGTAGCATCTAGCAGGAAGGAAAAGCTCAAGTCATTCCCAGGAGAATTCTTATAGATAGCGGTCGGAAGAAAAGAACCTGGAGGAGTGAGGAGGTTATATTCGGCCCCTAAATTCTGGTTCAGTTCTCCGAAATTGTACTTGAAGTCATACTGCTCCGAGATAGTCCCATCAAGAATTTTGAAGATGCAACACTTGACTACGTTTCCAGAACCCGAGAGATATTTCGCCATTCAATCCTCCCTACGGTGTCATATACAACTCAGCGTACTTATTGAAAACCTTTGGGAGATTTTTCTGGAGATGCTTCTCTAGCACCTGCGCCAACGTCATAGAATCTGTTATCCCGCTACCGTCGATCTTAACCTCGACAGTTATATTCTGAGTAAAGTCTGGTTTTTCTGGGCCTTTCCACCCCTCGGAGGATTTACGAGAACTATCCTGTAGCTCTTTCAATCTCGCTCTATTTCTAACAGTATCTGTAATTCGAGCTAACTCCTGCGTTGTTCCCATCGACTGATTAAAGGTTACTTCATTATCACTTAAGCTACTAGTATCAATTCCAAACCTATTCTCAAGCATAGCCCTAGCAGCATTCGCCATAGCCGCGGAGCTTCCTGTAAGATCGGCCTTAGCCATTCCTTCATCAAAAAAACCTGTGTTACCCATGTCTTGCTTTGAAAGAAGAACTCCTTTATTAAACTCGTCTAAACTAATTTGCTTAGTAAGGAACTCCCAATAAAGACCCACTTGCGTAGCAGATCTTCTCAGAAAAGCACTTATTACCTCGGAAGTGTTGAAGACAAGCACCTTAATCCTGGATACCACGTTTACAGCGCCATCCCAGAAGGCATCCTTAGTCATAAATGAAGCCAACGCAGCAACGCCAACTAAGAGCCAACCAAGCGGGCCAGCAGCAGCCGCAGCACTCAATGCGAAAGTGATTAGACCCTTAGCAGCGAGCACAGCCGAAGATGCGAGAACCATAAACTTCGCTGCGACGATAACTCCTACTAACCAGCCTAACCATTCCATACCCGTTCCGAGTCTCTTCATATCCCGTATTCCACCCTTGCCAACCCATAACTCAAGAATATTTTCCATGGCAGTAAATAGCCCCACAAATGGGCGCGTAATAATATATACCACAGCACCTAGCGGAATAAGGGCCTGTTGCACACCTCGAATAACACCCGAGAAGAACTGCTTTAGTAAATACTTCGCTTGTAAAATCCTTCCTACAAGTCCCAGAAGACCTTTCTTTTCAAGCTTATCATATAAAGCTTTGTTGGTTCCGGTTCCTGTCCAAAACTCTAATACACCTCGTGTAACAAGAGAGATGTTATCGAAAAGTCTTTTTAGACGACTGAATACCGACTCCGTACTCGTCCCCATAACGCTCGTGAAACTTTTATAGGCTACATATAATAGTACAAACGCTCCGGCCAAAACCGCAAAGTTAAGCATAGCTGCTTTCGTGGCAGCGCTAAACACAAACATACCCTTCGCAGCAGCGAGAGTCCCCACTCCTGTACCTGTCAACGCGGGTATGATGAAAGAGAGAAGCATAGCTAATCCGCCAAGAGGAAGGAGAACCGCTGCGCTAGCAGCAAATAAACCTGTTAAAGCAACCGCAGTGTAAGCTATCGCACTTGCTACAGCAGGATTCTCTTTCAAAAAGTCAGAGAAGCGAAGCATCAACTCAGTGAACTTCTGGAGGATTGGAGATAATGCCTTTACTAATGAATCACCAAATGAAATCTTGATTTGTGCGGCAGCAGCGGCAAACTTCTTCTCGATGCCTCCGGGAGTCTCTTCGATAATCCTCCTGGCTCTTTCGGCATAGCCGATGGACTTCTCCATCTCGTCTCTCATCAACACAAATGCGTCCTTGGCAGACTTTCCGGACCGAATATAATTTTGGAACGCAGCTAGTGCGGAAGATCCCATCTTCCTAAACAATATCTCAGAAATTTTGAAGAACTCTATGTCTCCCTCGGTTTTCCGTATATCTTGCAGCCTATCTAAGAGAGTAATTAAATTATTACTGTAATTCTTTAAGTTGCCCTGATCGTCAAAGAAATTGACCTGCAACTTCTGCGCTGCTTGAATGAACTGCTTGGCCTCATAATCAATATCGCCGGATAGCATGGCCTGCTGGAAAGTAAGCCCTTTCTTTTCAGCATACGACTTAACCTGCCAACCTACCTTATTCATCATTCTAACTAATTCTGTTGTCTGTCTTGCTGCATCCGCTGGGCGCAAAAACGTTCTCAACACGCCCATGGCAGCTCCAGCCTCGGATAAGGATATGTTACCAATAGAGGTAAGGTCTCTCATAGAATGCAGTAATTGTGGAAGATCCTTGAACTCCACTGCTGACACGTTTGCAAGCTTGATAAGCTTGTCAGCAGTAGATCCCATAGTTTCACCCTTGCGCTGAAATGCCTTATACCAACCCATTAACGTTCTTGCTGCCTCTTCCTCTCCGATCTGACCTTGTGTCGCAGTCATAAAATTGAGGAGTGGCTTTATACCTTTTCGAGACTCTTCTAGATCACCGAAGTCTGCGGCTAGACGAGTGAACGCTTTCGTACCCTCAACAGGATCAAACATTGTCCCGCGAGTCATGTTCAACATCTCTTCGCGTAGCTCTACCATTTTACTCTTAGAGACATCGATAACAACTCGCATAGCACCCAGTGCGTTTTCAAACTCTTTCGCGGCGTTGTAGGAAGGCTTCAAGAACCCGCCAACCATAGCAGCACTAGCAGCGGCAGCAGCTGCACCAACCATGGTAGCAGCCATTCCGATACCCTGGAGAGATCGTTGGAGGTTGCGAGTGAGGTTGTCTACCGCTTTGTTCGCACCCAACGCCTGCTTTCTAATGCCTATGAGAGCTCGCTCGGCTTGGCTGGCCCCGGAAACTGCTTGACGAGCATCGACGACAACGCGGATACCCATCAAGAGCTGTCCACCAATAAGTCCTGCTAGACTCATGTACCCTTACCTCTCTCTAGGTCTTTTATTATCATCTCAACGTATTCTAACCGTCGAGAGGAGGGAAGTCTAAGAATTTCAGGTTCGCTCCAATGATAGTTTGAAGCGATTACGTGAGTCTCAAATCTTAGGTTTTCTAGGCAGACCTCTTTTTGCGCCCCGATCCCCCGAAAAAAGAAGCGATATCCGCATGTGCCTCGAATTCCCTATCGCACTTATCGCAAGAAACGGTCTTCCACATCCGCATACCTGGGTAATCATACTGGATGATTTCAAGTAGGGTTTGACGATCCCTCGAACGCATCTTCTTGACTTGAGTCCTATCCACCGCAGTCATATCCCCAACTTGCTTGATACTCGCACAGAGCAACGCATCAATTTGGTCAGCCATATTATCGATGTCTCCAGATAACTCCTGAACCTTACCTGTAACAAATTTGAGGATACCGTTCTTATGCCAGATCGTGTTTCCGTTGACAACCTGAGGAATACCAATCTCAAGTTCAAAGGGAACTTCGCAGGACTTATCTTCCGGCCATTCAACTACCTCAAGACTATCAAGGTTTCCCTCTTCTTCGTAAACAACGCCGCATCGAGGACAAGAACCCGCGATAACAAGATCATTTTTTCCACTCAACTGGTGGATTTTAGCGAAAATGAAGTCTCTGTCCATTCCATACATCTTCTGGACGATAGAAACGTCAATCAGCGCATCTGGATTCTTCTTGCGAGGAACAACCCCTTCAATCTCTTGGATACAACGAGCGAGAATATTAGAGGTACACTTAGAAGCGTTCTTGCTAGACTTTTTCCCGGATAGGAGATGATCGTCTGTCCCAGTTAGTTCATCAATGAAGACTTTTCGATAACGAGCGCCATCAATCTCTAAACCAACTGGAAGGGTGATTGAATCGGAGGCTTCGGACATGGTGTTTCTCCTTTTGTGTCAGAATCATATCTAACCTTTAGGAGAGCTTAACCAACTTGGAGGGAGAAATCCAGTATCAATCGAGCTTTTCGTAAACCCAACCTTCATTGGCGAGAACGAGTGTCTCAACATCAACTTCATTTCCGTTAGCATCGAGATCACCATGCTTAAGTGACTTCGGCCAACAGCGTTCAACAGTCCACTTCTTCACGTCATTTCCTGATTTGTCTCTCAGGTAAACAACGACGGTCTTTCGAAACTCATCGTTTGGCGGCTGATAGCCATCCGAACGACTAGAATCGAAAATCTGTTGACGCCAGTTCACGAAGTCCTCGTCATGAGAGATGCCTCGCTCGAAGGTGATATCGCCAAACTTCGTCTGACCCGGAAGGTGGTGAGGAGTCTCATTCTCCCCGCCTTCTCGGTACTCGATGTCCTCAGTGGTCTCTTCGAAGCCACTGACTTTGGAGAAACCGGCCCGAGTGAATCCCTCGATGTCCACTCGGAACTTGAAATTACGATAGGGATCTTGCCAAGTAGCCATCAGCTACCTCCTTATCACTCGGTTACGTCCGCGCCAGCGGTATACTGCGCGAACTGGAATTCGATGAACTCGCCTGGCTTCTGAGGAGCGATACCAACTTTACCGATGATGTATCCGTTGTTGATGTCCGCTTGGTCCATCACGCCGTCAGTGACTCCAACTAGGACGTAGAAAGCCTCTTCCTCGATAGCCGAGGGGAAAGCGCCAGCTTTGAGATACGTCTTCAAGAAGGCAGTGATTCGACTCTTCAGCGACTTCCAAGTCTTGTGATCGTTGTTCCTGAACACTGCCCAACGAGTTCCATCGACAATCGACTTCTGGAAGAACTGGAACTGGCCACGAGTATTGGTGTACCGGAAATTCTGGCTGGCAGAAGCATCCAGAGTACGAGCACCCCAAACGGTCACTGGGGAGGTCTTCGTGAACTTCCGAATGACGTTGATATGAGCATCATTCATCAAGCCATGCTCGGTGTTCGTATAGACATCCACGACATCCAGAGCGGAGACGAGCGTTCCGTAGTCTCCCTCTCCCGCCGCTGCTTGCCACGGACCACCGTTCGGAGCGGGCATGTTGTCGACTCTCGAACGAAGACCCATCAGAGCGCCCATGCCACGGAGGCTGCGCTTCGGAGAGCTGCCCACGCCGATGGGGTCGAACACCTTGATGCCACCTGCGTACAGGTCAGCATAGGAGCTGTTCACGCCGAGGGTGGACTCGCGGAAGGCAACCGCCTGAGCAGCGGTATACCCGGTAGGAACGTAGCCGTAGTATTTGAACCACAGTCTGTTTTTCGCATACAGAGCAGAGGCATGAGTTACCGCAGGAAGATCGCTGATCTGCGTGCCGACAGTAGCGAAGGGGAGAAGCTCGTTCTCCGTGTCCATCGCGTAGATACCCGTCTTGCCAGTCGAAGTTCCAACCCAGTCAGCAGTTGCGATGGCGGCAGTCTCATCCGTGCCACCTGTGAAAGCAATCAAGGTAGCGATGTCGGGAAGGTCAGCGCCAAGACCGCAACCGGCTTGCAAGTTCGTAGCGTACACGTAGGCGGAACCCAGGATTTCATCGTTCAGAACGGTCTCGACGTAGTTCGCAGCAGTCTCATTCATCGAAAGTCCCGAATGAACTTCGACAGAAACGCCGTCTAGGAAGACCTCCAGCGAGAATTCACAGGACTCAATCGTTGTGACCGCAGCGACATACGGATGAACGAACGTGCTCGTGATGTCCACGACGAAAGAAACAGTGGAACCGGAAACAGAGGTGGTCACCTTCTCGACGACCACGTACTCCGTGTTGGTTCCATCCGTAATCTTCAGCACCGAACCCGGATTGATTCCTCTCGGGCTAACGATGTGGAAGTGGTTGTCACTCGCCGTGATAGCGGAGAAGAGGTCGAGGTTGGCCCCAACGGACGGATGGAAAGGAGTCTGCGTGATGGAAGCAGTCAAACGGTTTCCGTACACACCGGGGTTTTTCGTTCCGCGATAACCCGACTCGAGCTTCAGCGCGTTGAATGTGGCACCAGCGGCAGTTCCTGTAATCACCTCAACTTGGAATCCAAACGGGGTGAGTCCGGTACTCGTGACATCGAAATCCAACTCGGATGAAACACCCGTAGTCGGAGAGTAGATGGTGGCTGACCCATCGTCATTCAGTGTGACAAGAGCAGTGGTAGAAGCTTGAACGCGAGTCCTCAATTCAGCATTGGTCACCGCACGAATATTTCCGACGTTCGAACCCGTGTTGACTGTCGTACCGGAAGTCATTCCAAGCTCAGTCAGGCAGTTCGACGAAGACTCGAATTTGACGCTGCCAGAAGAACCACGGGTATCCGTATAGACAGCGACTTCATCCGAATCAACAAGCTCAGCATGCCCACCGTAAAGCACGGCATTGATTTCTGCGGCAGTCGTAGCAGCAGTCGTAGCGCCTGCGGTAAAGGTGATCCGCTGAATAGCTCCACCATCGATGGCCACATCCAGATACTTCGTGTTCATCAAGGTGTAGGTAGCACCCGTGCCGCGACGATCTGTAGTCGTAGCGGTGAATGTCACAGTGGCGTCACCTGCGTTGTCCACATCCAGAACAATCGTCTTGCCGGAAGTCTCCAGGTTGAACGGACCGACATAGGTGACATGAGAAGCAGAAGTAGCAGCGACACCTTCAGTCAGGAAGGTCTTCGAAGCGATACCACCTGCAAACGAGGTCTTAACATCGAGGTTCGTGTAGTGCGCCTGGCGAATCGTAATCAGCTCAAAGCCACCTTCATCGAAGAATGCTTTGGCTTCATAGGCCATGTCACTACGGGTTTCGAAGTTCCCGAAGATCTTTTTCCAGGCATCGAAACTTCTTGCACGGGTTGGAATTCCTACTGGCCCCTTCTCAGTAATCCCGATAAGGCAACCGTACCCCAAAGAAGCGGCCTTTACTGGCCCATCTTGTGAGGAAACTTCTGTTCCGTAAACATCTGGAAACGAATAGCGTCCCATCGTTTCACTCCTTCGCGCAAAGCGCTTGTTGTGACTTAGTCATCCACTCTTCTCACGACTGTTGAATCAAACTCAAAAGTGACATCCTCTGTTGAAACAGAACTCTCGTATGAATCTACCTCAAATTCGAGGTCTGTAACAACTTTGACTCTTGAAGTATCTGTCTCTTCTACCAGAGACAAATAAGCAAGAACAGATAGCGTCAAGGACTTGTGATAAATCCTCTCGTCTATATCATCTTCGTCCGCATTTACAACTCCACCATCCCACATAAGCCAAACTGTAATATCTTCGTTGTCGATATTCTTAACAGTTAGGTAATCTCGAATCTTTGTGGTTCGAAGAATTGCTTCGAAAACGAGGTCTCTGTCCTCCGAAACGCGCTTCCTGTGCCACGTACTCAGAGCATACATAATCCGAAAAGCGATAGGCCTCGGACGAGTCACCATCTCTGGAGGCGTGGTGTTCATGTCCAGCGACAGGTCTTCATCCTCGTCATCGTCACAGTGCTGCATGTCCCTGAAATCAGGAGTCATCGAAGCAAACTGGACAGTAATCGACGGGAAGGTTCGCTCCGTAGTCTCTTCTGGGTCAGGAACCTCCACGAAAACCTCTACAGGAGTAGAAGCTGCGGGAGAACCTGTCATGATCGTCAACCCCGAATATTTAGCAGCCAAGGCAGCATCGATCAGCTTCAATGTTGTGGCTTTTGTGCTCATTTTGACGAGGGAATCATTGCGGTAAGGAGGTAATCCATCGACTGCAACGCCTTGAAAGCCTCCATAGAGTCAATCTCTTCCATGACTGGCCTCCATAAAGGACGTTCAGGCATCCGTTTCGTCCCGTACTCATGGTAGAAGGCAAGCTGTTGATAGGAAATATCCCTGTCATCCACATTGCCTTCCGGCCACACGGTCAACTCTGCAAAGTGTTTCCACTTCCTCTTTACATCTGAAGTGATGCTATTTGCATACTTCATGGAGTCAATCAGTATCTCTTCTCTCCCGCCTTTTTTATAAATCGTAATCTTACTAAGCTTCGGCCAGTTTAAATCCTGCTTCATTATGTGGTTCTTCACAGAATACGCAATTTGATGACCTAACCTTTCTAGATCATCAACCACGTCATCCATAAGCAAGTCACTGGACAGGTAGCGGACACCGTTGGCAAAACGATCCCAGTCACCATAGAAGATGAAATCGAAATTCTTTCCTCTTCTCGATGTTCCGGTAGTTCTCATGGATCTCTGTGACCTTCAACGGTTGTGGCTAGAACAACGATAATCAGAAAGTGGGTGGACACCTGTCCAGTAGCTTGCACTTTCTCGATTTTGTACCTACGGTTGAACCACTCCATCTCACCTTCTACAGAACCCCATTCCCCTTCAGCTACTCCAGGAAACTTGCGAATCATCTCTTTTCTGGAGAAAAGGAAGGCGACATCGTACCTCTCGCCGTTTCCTATCACAGTGAGCTGTTCGGGGGTTGGCTTGTGGATAGCGCGACCGAGAAGGGTTACAGGAGTTCCGAAGGTCTTCGTTCGTTGCTTGTAGAGGTCAACAGCGCCAGTAACATACGGATAATACCTAACAGAAGAACCCCTAAAATAGGTCAGGAGCTGGTCTATCCTTCTATCGATACCATCCTCTGTCCTGTTCGTCATACAACTTCTGCTCTCACTGTGGCACTAGTTGAGTACAACTCATTTCTATCATAGGTCTTAACGCGATAGTAAGAATACCCCAGAGGTCGACCCTCATCAGTATAATCAACCGTGTGGTTGTCTACTATCGTGGCGATTAGGACTTCTGTAGCCATCGACAAAGTAGTTCCTCGATAGACTTCATAACGAGAGAACGTCTCGTCATAAAGAACCGTCCAGGCAATGTCGACATTCGTACCATCAGCCATGACAGAGACAGTCACAGCTTCAGGACCGTCGTCTAGGACACGTCCCTTCCACCCACCATTTGTGAGCGAGACTCTCTTTAGAAAGCCCACCTGTATCTCGGCAGCAGTAGACGTTCCGCCCTGCTGTTCGAGTTCATTGTCGTACTCATCTTGAAGGTCACGAGCTAACCGCAACCACGTTTCCGCTGGAGAAGAAGATGCTGCGGGATACTCCACATGCAAATCAGGGACTTGTATCCGCGTAAAATCGGGCTCGGTAGCAGCAGAACCGGACTCATCCTCCTCCAGAGCGACCGAGGCACGAACGTGGCACATCTCGATGGTCGCCAGCTTGACAGCTAGGAAGACCCTGTTCGCAGGAACAGTCGAAATGTCCGCGTAAGTTACCCCGTAGTCGCTCCCAAGCTTCTGAATTGCGAACTCTATTGCATCAGAGTAATACTCATCCTCGAAGATTCTCGTCTCTCCGTAATCAGCTACTCTTCGTCGAACCTTGTCTGTGACTTGCGATAGAGTTGCCACTCAGTTACTCCACGAGGTCATGCATCCGAAGATGCTCGATGACCTCTTTGGCATCCGTAATTGTCTTGCCCTGCCGCAAAGTAATCCACTTGCCAACAAACTTCTTGCAAGTCTTCTTTGCGCGAGTCGTAACCAAACCCTCCGCGATAGCAACAGGAATGGCTACCTTGATGTCCTTCTCAGCAACTTTCGCGATCACAGGAGCCATCGTTTTCGGAATGACGATCTCAGGTTCTGGCTCAGGAATTTCTTCCTGTAGGTCATCATCATAATCCATCGGAGTTTCATATTCATCAGCAACTGCAACTGGTTGATCGAGTGTCAATGATCTTCTCCTACGTGTCATTTAAAACTCCTCTGGATTAACCCCGAAGGGGAGGCAATGGGTAACCTCCCCTTCGGGGAATCGCCTACAAGATCAGATACTGATGAGCTTCACGATGAAGTCGTCTTCGAGGATGCCAGCACCCATGATCGAGTACCAAGCAAGTCCATGACGACGACCGTAGTCAACGCGCTCACTCTGACGAAGCTCGACGGGCAGTGCAGTCGCTTTGCCGAACGCGCTATCCGAGAACAGGAGAGATTCGTAGGTGTCTGCGTTAGACGTGCCACCTGTGGCCTGATCAACCATCGCAGCGAGGTAACCCGGATCAGCAGTGCTACAAGCACCGTTGCGGCAATGCGTGGTGCCGACGAAGATCACGTCTTCCCAGCGACCGAGTTCGCCATTGAACAGAGCGCGAGTACCGGCGTAGTTCTGAGCGGAAACCCAGTCGGGGTCGCGCTTCAGATAAGCAGCCTGGTGAGGATGCAGGAAGCAAACGTAGAAGTCGCCCATGAACTTCGGGGCGTTCTTCGTCTGGAGCACTTCCACACCCTGACGAATCATCTCAACGTCGAAGTAGTCTACGCCACTCTGCATGAGGGCGGCTGTCGCGCGATTACCAGCGAACACGGACTGCGAAGCGCCAGCGATGGTGTCTCGGAGCATGATGTCGTTGGTCTGAGCGTAGTTGCGCCCGAGCAGAAGGGACGACTCAGCCAACACGTCGTCACGAGAAACCTGGAGAAGCTTCTCGGACACGCCGATGGCCTTGCCGTACTCCGTCACGGAGATTGCACTCTGCGAAGCGGAGATGTTGGTCTCGACCAGCGCCACGTTCTCCGTGAGCGCGCCGCCAGCGGAGAGGTTGTTGTACCGAGTCATCGTGATCGTCTGGCCAGGCATGGCAGACAGCTCGGTCTTCTTCACTGCGAACTCTTCGAAGCGCATGATGCCCATGGCTTCATGGAGGATGTCCATCGAGTAGACATCCATAATCGCCTGCGGCAGAGCCACATAGGAACCGACTGTTGATACACCAGCATAGGTCGCCATTTAAATCCTCCTGAAACTATTAGGCTTCATTAGCCTTTTGAAGTGCCTCTGTCATCAACTGCTGACGACGTTTTTCGTACTCTGCACCCTTAAGAGAGGCGATAGCTTCCCTATTCTGAGCAGTAATGACCGCAGCCGGACCTGCGCTGGTAGCTGCGTTTGGAGCGAGAGGGCCTGGAAGGGTGGCTTGAAAAGCTCTTAGTGCTTCTGCTTTAGCTTCCTCAACCAACTGCTTTTCACGAACCGCTGTTTTCGTAACGGCTGCATCAATCTCGGCTTCGCTTGAACCTGAAATAAGCTCCTCGAGCTTAATCCCGCTCTCCCTGATCGCCTTCTCTCGGTAAGCCTTCAGCTCGAACTCCCGAATTTTGGCGGCAGCGATGTTAGCGGTTTCTTCGATGGCCCTTTGAAGCTTGAGATTGTTCTCTCGCAGGTCTTGCAGCTCTTTCGATACTTGCTCAGACTCAGTTGCTTTCCCACTCCGAAGAGTATCCAAATCCTTCTGTGATGTGGTCAATTTCTCCTCCAGCTCTTTCATTTGTTTTTCAACAGCATCCTTAGCTTTAGAAAGTTCTTCAACCTTCCCGTAAACCTTGGATTTTTCATCTGAACGAGCCTTTTCGAGAAGAGAACTAACCTGTGAGTCAGTAAAGACTTTCTCGCTGTGGGCTGCTGTCGAGTCTACGTGAGAGGTAGTATCGGATGTCTGTCCTTGTGGGACTTGCTGTGTCGGCTTTGTTTCTATGTTTTCGCTCATATGCCCTCCAGGCACTCAGACCACCCGATTACGCCAGGCGTGGATCGGAAGAGGTCGTCTTGTTCCCGTCGACGGTTCCCGGATTCGCGATCACTTTCGGAGTTCCAACTTTGCCCGTGTCGCGCTGACCCTTCGAAAAGGGAAACTTCACGTTACTGCCACGACCCATGTCGGTCTGACCGTCGTTGCCCGCTGGAACGCTCCCTGCTGAATTCGTACTCATGTTTTCCTCCTGATAGGTTGTTTCACTCTTTACAGTATCCGTAGAGTAGCTCGAACAGTCAAGTTACTCGTTACGAACTGTTGACTCTTTATTGGTATACCGGAAGAAAGCTTTTGGCAAGGAAGGTTATTCGTCGTCGGAAGATTCTGCTTCTTTATTTTCTGCTGGTTCCTTTGTTGGCTTAGCTCCTGAAGCTTTATCAACAATGTTTTTATCTATTTTCTCGCCGCGAGTTTCGTTTGAACCACCGCGAGTATCGTTCTGCCCTTGGCGTCTCGCATAATCGAATCCAATCCTGGACTCCAGATCATCCTCTAAGTCCTCGCGTGCTTCTTCGATGACCTTATTGGCTTCCGCCTGGGAATAACCCATGGCTTCAAGCTCAATACGTCTCGTAGTTAAGCCGAGAGCAAGTTTCTCTCTGGTTACTGCGAGATTCCTCGTCATATCCTGCGGAAGTGGGTCAGGGAATACCACTTCATTTCGGTATTTATTGCCGTTCAACTTAGAGAATTTAGCGCCAAACTTCGGGTCAGCAACCTCCAAATACTTAAGGATAAGTCTATTAATGAGACGAAGACCCATCCCATAAACCTGGACCTTTACGTCCCTCTTCTGGAGCATGGGGAGATACTGCATCTGGAGAGCAACTCCTGAAGGAGAAGTCACTGACTTTTCAGCTCCGAGAATCTGATCTGGCGTATTCGACAACTCTAGAATAGCAGCCTTGAGCATGTTCCAGTGGGCACTCGCAGCGGCAAGGTCTCCCTTGAGCTCAAGGTTCTCCACCTTCGCGCCTTCTGGTAGTGCCCAAGTGCGATTAGCACCTTTCTCCAAATCCTTCAGTTTCGCACCGTAAATTACAGTCTGGGGAGAAGCGTGGTAGTTAATAATATCTGAAATATCAGTGGCTTTCTCATTTAACTCCCTATTCAAGTCCATGATGTCCACCAAATCAGACATCCCGTAGTATTCACCTGTGAGTGGATAGTTGGGAATATGGACAATAGGAATCTCGCCAAGAGGGTTTATGACCTCTTTAACGAACTCTTTATTCTCATAGTAGCGAATTTTTGCGGGTTCAAGGACGTTTCCAAGGGGGTCGATTTTCGCAGAAATCCACTCTTCCACCTTCAAAACCATGTCAACAGAGGTCATAGCCCCAAGGTCTCGCCGCAGGAAAGGGGTCTTCTGGGCAACTTTATCCTGGTAGGTCGGAGTAATCACAATCGCTCGCGTCACCTTCTTGCGATCAACGCCGAACGGACCTCCGAATTCTGGGAAGACAAGGTGGCTCGGGATGATGTCCACACGAGCATAGGGGTCTTCCAGTGGATCTGACATCTCCCAAGAAACTCTAGCGAACACGTCCCCTGTGATTCCTCCCTGCTGACCAGCTTCGAGACACCACAACTGCTTGTTGTTCTTTCTCCAGGTCTCCTCGAGAGCGATGCGAACGAAGTCTCGCTCATCTTTCTCGTCGACATCGGTCTCGGGGTTGTCAGGAATGACGACATCGAAACCCTTGGAGAATGCGAAGTCTGTATGCAAGTCTACAATCTTCCTTGCATAATTCATCGTAATCACTGGATCGCCTGGATCGCGAGCGTACGACCAGTGCTTACCTAGATAATACAACCAGCATTGCCTATAAAACGACATTCGCCGTGCGTGAGTTCTATTGAGGTCATCTTGAAAGAAAACCTCAAAAGCATCTGACAATGCTACAGTAACCGTTGGGCTTAATCCTGACGCCATCGTATTCTCCTGTTAGCGCGTTATCCTGTGTATCAAGCCGTCATTGCGCCTCTATCTCTTTTACCCCATTACCAAGGTTCTGCCTAACTACAGAAGTGAGATGGCACCCTATGAATCCCACCTACCACTATGACTCGAACGAGGCTTTCTAGGAAGGCGTTCTTGACCCATAGTCTTAGCATAAAGTCCACTCGCTGACTTTAAATTGTTGGCAGATTCCCACCTGGATTGACGACCTATGAAGGGGTTTACAGTCTCCTCAATATCCAGTGTGCCTTGAACATTCACAGCCCAGCATAACATCATCAATGAATCTGGGTAGTCGTCGTGTGCATCATCTACATCCTTAGACTTATGCACAACAAGAGTCTGCCCTCTCCACTCTTTTTCCAGATCGTGCATCTGACTTACGAATTTCTGCCACTTCAAAAGTCGTGTGGCAAGTCGACCAGCTGGAAAGGTCAACCTCTTTGAACTCAACTCCTGAAAGAGTACCTTGTAGCCAATGTCTTTAGACTGAGATGTAAAGATAAAGGGCTCTACTTGTATGTTTTTGTGGTCTAAATCCGCAGCAAGACGAGAGTAGATTGGATCACCCTTTCCAGTGGCATCGATGATGATCCTAGAAAGCTTATAGTTGTTCAAAAATGACAAAATCTGAGGATGCTGAGCTTCATGATCGTCACCGTGAAGCTCCAACCAGTTCAAAACATGAAGAGGGTATCTAGGAGCATCGCCGATCTGAATAGGCATGCCGTAAAAAGCGTGCCCAACGGTGATAACAGTGGAGTTCCTGCGCCCTACGTCGATAGCTGCCACTACGTCATCTGTGTAAACATCGTGTGGGACAACATTCGGAGGTCTTTTAAACTCAATCGCCCTCTTGCTCCTCCCTTTTCCCACATCTATGAACAGAGAAGCATTCGATTCCTTGATTCCACACTCGTCAAAAAGATCTGGGTTGATGAACATACCGCGATCAAGCAGCCAATGAAGCCGATACTTCATCTTGAAATCGTCGGAATCCTCTCCAAGACGAATCTTTTCCTTCTCTATGTATTTACGATAGCGATCATTGTACTTCTGGCAAACAGTATAATCGTACTCATAATGTCTTCTGTATCGAGAACGAATCGAGCCGTCGTTCACATCCGTCCTCTTATTTCGACGACATGCCTCGTAAAAATCTGATTTTACACGATTACACGTCCCGATTTTCACTAAAGTGCCAGCCACAGCAGCCGCCATTGGGTGAATCGACGCTCTTATTTTGCTGGAAGAGATGTCTTGAGCTTCCTCTAGGAGGATTAGATGGTAGGTCTTCCCTTCAATTTTGGATTGTGGCGAGGCAGTTCCGCAGTCGACGAACGACCCGTTCGGCAAAACCATGTTTTCCCGCCGACTCGTGAGGTCGATGTTCACATCTGGGTCGAGAAGGGCTACTTTCGTCTCGTCTGAGTACATACGAGTCTTCATTCGCCCCCACATAATTCCCGCCTGCTCGTAATTCGGAGCGTAGATACCTATCCAAACCCCTTTGCTGAACTTCTTTATTCTTCGATCATCCAAAAACTTGGCGAGAGTAGGCAAAAGCACCATGCACCCGCACACAACGATGGAAACAGTCTCTGTTTTTCCGCCCTGTCTGGAGAACAACGCCGTCACTTCCTCCGCATCCTCGGAAAGAAGTGAGTAAATGATTCTCCAGCCGAACTCTAGCTCGTATGGATACAGCTCTACTCCGGTCATCTCTTGGGCATACAGCATGACCATATCGGCCAGCTTCGAAAGCTCGTCCTTCGTCAGCTCTCTGTTAGGGATGCCCTTGACACTGTCCAGAACCTGCGCGTCGTAGTTTGGTATTTTGTCTTGTGTCTTTGTCGTGTCTTTCATGAAAGATAACTTAACACAAAACTGACAAGAAAAAACCCCTGTAATTAGCAGGAGCTAACCACAGAGGTTTTTAAAGGAAGGAAAGAAGAGGAAAAGGGACAGGTCTAATTAGTTCTGCGTCACAGTCCATTCGCCGTCAACTTTAGTAACAGCGCTCTCTGCATCACTCTCATTCATGCCCAACGTCTTCGCATGATCAAGCGCACGCTTCTTGCTGGAGAAGGCTCGCACCTCTACTGCTGTGCCTCCATCTTCCGTGAAGCTCTCGAAGTTCAACTCCATGCTCTCGCAATCATCCTCGGGCAGCAACCCCTTGAAGGAAGTCGAACGCGGCTTGGTCTCCGTTCCCTCCTCACGAGGTTTTCGCGGAGTTCGCTCTTTCGCCACCTTCGCAACCTTCGGTGCGCGTTGCTTCTTCTCCTCGACAAACCCAACCCGCAACACGTTCATGTCCCCTACCACCGACTCCTTATCGAGATAGATGCGCCTCCCGGAGGCGAGATCCCGCAACGTCGCGTCAAACCGCTTCTTCTGCGTGGTCCACGTCCATGCGACACTCCCGTCCGCACACAGCAAATGCTCGGACTTCGTCCGCTCCGGTGTTCCCTCCAAGAACTTCACGAAGACCACTCCCATCGGAATTTGCGACTCCCGGAAATTCTTCTGGAGAATCTCCCCGTTGTGTGGGTTCGTCACCGCCCACGTCACAAACCGCTCGGTGGAAGCAGCTTTCACTACAGGTGTCTCTTCGACTTTCTCTTCGGTTTTCTCTTGTGTCATTGTCATCTCTCCTACTGTGTCTTTGTTGTGTCTACGTTAACTAGATCCGATTAAAGTCCTCATACTCAAGATATGTCCCGAACATATTTGGATTCCAGTGGTTGCTATTCGCAAACACGAACTCCCCAGTGCCCTTGCAGTGATACCCCTGGATGCTCCAAACGTAGAACCCGATCTTCTCGAAATACTTCGACAGCCGCTCGTAGTCGGCCCTGGAATGAATCTCCACCATGACGATGGATGTCTTGCTCAGATCCATGTTCTCAATGATGTCGACCTCCGCACCCTCCGTGTCCACCTTTACAATGTCGAACTCTCCGACTATCTCTCTTGGGTGAATGGTCGGAACAACACGCTCCTCCACATCGTCCGTGCTCGCGTGCGAAAAACCGTTCCCAGAAGTATGAAAACGATCTTTGTTCACCTTGATCGTCAACTCCTCACTCGTGCTCACGGCAAAGTGTCGCGCTTCGATCATAGGGTATGATGAAGTGTTCTTCATCAAACAGTCGAACACCTCCTTCACCGGCTCGTAAGACCTCACACAACTCCCTGGAAAGCGTGTCACCGCCCACAACGCAAACGCCCCAACGTTCCCACCGATGTCCAAAATGGACAGATTGACCCCACCAAGAAAACAATCATACCCTCCTCGGATGAACACCTCGTCCACCACACACTCCCCACCATCAGGAACGAAAAACACCTGCTCCATCCCAGCGCCCTGTGCAATTACCTTTTTCATATCACCTCTTTTGTTTGCAACCTATCAGATAGGTTGATGTTTGCAGTGTCATTATGTTGGATGCTGTGCGTTATTGCTAGCAGCAAATTAAGGCTCAACACAAAAGAACAGGCTCATTTCACACAGATGGTGTTGTACTCGACAGTGTTGAGTTTCAAACCCACCTCTGGAAACTTCTTCACCTCCTCATCCTTAGAAAGGAACCACACCTCGTGCCGGTTCAACCCTAAATCTGGGACAGAGGAAGTAATGATTTCCTCTGGTCCATCCCCAACCCCACCGTGCAAAAATCGCTTCCCTCGACACCTATCCTCATCGTAAATGCCGTGCGGATAGCCGTTCCTACAATGACTATAACCATAAGTGGATTGGTCATACTCACACCCAGGCTCGAACAACCCATCGCAGTTATCCACCAACGTCCGCACCTCTGGAGAAGTGGGCACCCGCATCCCAAGATTCTTGCACCGCATCTCAATCAGATAATACATAGCCTTCTCAGGAATATCCTCAACATAGCCAAACAACTCCCAACACAACCCAGTCCGATCATCACACCAAAGATGCAACAAAGGCGCACTCTCTGAAACACTCTCACTAGCAGAGTCAGAAACACTCTCCGATGCGGAAGATGTCTCAGTGATGGTCCCACTGGAAGATGTGTCCACTGAAGTAGAAACCGAGCCGCTCCCAGTGTCTACCACTCCAGTCCCAGTTTCATCAACACTGCCACTCCCATCACCCCAACCACTACCACTATCAACAGTCTCGTTGGCACTATCAACATCACTGCAATCTGTACTATCACTCCCAGGATCAACGAAATAACCAGACTCACTGCAACTGTCTCCCTCAACCAACTCCCCAGTCTCCATATCTACTCCCGCAGGGTCCACTATCAACGAACAACCAAAACCCACTAACACGAAAATCAGCGGAAATACCCATCTCATCGCAACACCTCCTGCTAGAGAAACACCTTGACACTACAACTATGCAGTGCGTTCTACCCTTATCCTATATGAAGTACCATCCTCCATAAACACAACTATGGAATCCGGTACTGCCTCACTCCTCTCCACATACTTAATCCTCGTCTTTACCCTCTTCAACTCCATCTCCGCTAAATTCATCTCCTCCGTCCAACTAGCTCCTGGAAAACTACAGTTACACCACTTGCTAAATCCCTCCCACAACAACTGGAGAACCTCCACCACGTCAGGCCGCACCACCGTGGGTACAATCGTGTTCCTCATCTCATAACTCCTCTCACCCAAAAGCTCGCTTTATCAACCCCCACCACCCACGTAAACCTAACCCAATACCCATCGCCCGCCTGTTCCACCGCAACACCGTCCCACCTCGTACCATCGCGTGGGTCCCCCCACGCACCATCCCGTCCCCACAAACCGCCCGCACACCGCTATCTATCACCTGCAACTTCCGCTGCAATATCACCAACCTCCCCACACTCGCTCTGCTAAAATATTTGTTTTTTATTTTCATGAGTCAATTATATCAGAGGCTTTTAATAAATAAATGTTTAATTCGAGGCTCATATATCAAAATTTTGTATCGGGATGTCAAACCTCGTTTGCACTCCGGTATGCGTCAGTGCCCAAGAGTGACTATTCCTACCCACGACCATCGGGCCGCGTCGGATTACGGTCAGACTGTAATTCGGGTGGTCTGCGACCGGAGGCCCAGAGCTTGCCTGGCGAGCCTAGCGTGCCCAGGACTGCCCGTTCCGAGGGAAGGCAAGGGGTGATTGAGGCAAGCGCTGCAAGCGCCTTGGATTGGAAGATGGTGCCCTACAATCGATCTCACGTTGGCATGAATAGTGCTTACAGAGGATAGTGTGGCTTGAGCGAGATCTAGCGTGCCTGTGGGTGGACGTTCTATTGATGGTAAGTACTAGGACATAGGGGAGATCAGAACGCGGACTCAGCACACCACGGAGTAGCATACAGGGGATTATTCTTATTCAATCGCCGCAAGAATAGCTGCGCATCGATTAACCTTTGTTCGCTTGGATAGGTGTAGACCCATCTACAGGTTACATAGTCAATTTCGTACTTGACACCGAAGTGCTTTTCACATTTAGCAGCATCATCAAAACAGCATACCATATGCACTCTATTCTTTGGGTAGGTCATTCTTTACCGCCTTTCATATGTAGGTACAAACCTCAGCGGTAGCTGAGCAGTAAAAACACGTTGTGTATGTATTATGGTCGTTTTCTGATAATCTACCCTCTACAGTAACCTTGATACTAACGTCATATTTAGTATCGCTGTACTCGCCTTTCATGATATGTGCTCGCGCTACTCGGAAGCTTGTAATAATGGGCAGCTTTATTCCCTTGGATAAGGCCCATACCTTTTCCCATCCTACTATCTCACCTGTTACACAGTATGCCTTGCCGATAGCAGCTAACCTCACCACTCGCCTTTGATCGTCACTAGGGGAGATGGCTAGGACGGGCTCGCAATCGTAAACTTCATTCGTCCTAGTCTTCATTCTATCACCCCGCTTTTACATTCTGCCAAGCTACCGCATTGAAAGGCACAATCGTTGCCACTCCACGCATGGGCAAATGCTCGACTGCATGCAATCCCTCCCATATATGGGTACCTTTCCCATATGACTCTTTGTTGCGCCGCTGTAAGGCTTGTGCGTAGCTTGGCGAGCATATCGAACGCTGCCCCTATCTCCGTGCAGTCTGTATCCGTAGCACCCTGGTCTATCAGGGAATTTATCCTTCGCGCCGCTTCCCTTGCATGCTGGAAAGCGCTTGCATTGCTTGCCATTGCGCTGCCCGCAAATGCGAGTAGCACGGTTAGTGTGATTGTGAAAATGAAGTTCATTTGTCACCTGCTCCCTTAGATAGTCGCAATGCTACACCGGAAAGACTAGCGATCAGCCCTAGAATATGCGCAATTGATTGTTCGATGTCGTCTGAATCAAAAGACGAGCACTCGATTGACTTTGTGTACTTCTCAACGGCACCCTCAAACAAGGTGCAATCAATATAGTATTGCAATTCATTAAACGCTGTAGGGCATTGCGTCAAAGTGTAAGCAACCACTAACTCCACGAATCGAGTGATCTCACCTGGTTCCAACAAATGATCTGAAATCAACGGTATGCACATTTTTGTTCCTCTTTCTTAGAATAAATTGGCTTTTTGTCTAGCAATATCGCGTTGAACAATGACCAAGTGCGCCTGCAATCTCGCGATATGCTCCGACATTGTGTCAAGCTCCCCTAGTCTTTCCTCTATTTCATCCTGTGGGCGGGGAGTGCAGAAAGAGTCAATCGTAGGCAAGCAAGAGTCAAGCCATTTAGCCCTATTATTATCAAAAGACTCGCCGGAAATAGACGCGTTAAAATACGTGTGGACAAGTGCCATATACGGCACATCTCCACCAAGAATTGCAAGCTTTATTGCGAATCGTATTTCTTCGCGTTCATAATCCCTATCATCCGAATCGGTCATAGGCATTTTGTCCCTCTTTCTGCGAGTGTTATTTCTCGCTTTTTCAATACCGCAAAATATTTTGTGGCATTGAAAAAACGGCCAGTTTAAAGGCACTGGCCAGCCTATTTAAAACGGTGTCAAGCAATCGCACGCATAGTCGATGCCTGCCGCTTCAAATCATGCGTTCTGCTGCACTGGTCCATGCACTTCGGCGTTCTGAGCCAACAATGCCGCTTGCGCCAAGCGCTGCATCTTGGCCAATTCGCGGGCATGGAAGTTGGGTCCGACCATGCCCATGGTCCCATAGTAATGAGCCTCACTCGTCCTCGTGTACCTACTCGCCCCCTCGGGCACGATTTCGGCCACTTTGACATCTGCCACGTAAGCGTTAGACATGCCCGGCGTCCCGCCCTTGAGTTGCAAATCGATCGCCCTGCCGTAACGCACTGCGGCCTTTCCGTCACTGGTCCATCTCGCCACGATCCTACCCAAGGGACTATCCGCCAACACTGCGGAGATATACTTGCGGCTTGCGGCTTGGCAAGTCGTGAACACGGTCCCATCGGTATCGACGCACGTGTAATTGACGTACCCATCGGGCAGGGCCTTGGGTGTCTCGATCTTGGCGATTGACTTCGGCGCATCACTGGAAAGAGCGAGGGACGTGTTAGGCTCGATCGTCTCGTTTTCCTCGGTAGCTTCGACCGGGACAAGGGACGAAATCACGGGCTTTACCTTGGTTGACTTAGCGGGCTTTGTGACTTTGCTGGTCGACTCGGTAGCCTTGTTGAAACGCTTCGACATGGTTCACTTTCCTTTTCTGGTAGCGGTTTATTTTTCCGCTAACCTTTTTTCGAGCTTAATTGCCCGCGCTTTCCTAAGACCGCGAAAGTCTTAGGAAAAAACGAGAAATTAAACGAACACTGGAATGTCTATCGTCAATCCATGCCAAGTAGAAATACTTGGGCCGCCACAAGTCAAAGGCGAGTAGGCTTTGACCAGCTTGTCAACGCTCGCCTTTAGGTCGTAGCCTTCGGGCCTACTGTCTACTGGCGAAACCTCAAATTCCACTTGCAAATTCCCGTACTGGAAACCGAGCCTTGCAAGCTTGACACCGGGCTCGTGCTTTTCCAGATAGGACGCAAGCTCGTAACCGAACAGTTCGAACTGTGCGCGGAGCGTAGCACGAGCGGCAAGAATGTTTTTTTCTTCTGTTCTCATTAGAGCACCATCTCAATTTGCGAAAACTCGTAACCTTGGCTTGCCCGGTCATAGGCCGAGCAAGCTACCAGCGCGCCGTTCACGGTATTGATTTCGTTTTCCAAGTAGTCTTCCACTTCTTTGAGCGCACCGGAATGGCGCACAAACGTTAGATCGGCTTTAAGGTTTCCAAGGCGGTTTTTGAGTTCTTCCATGACAATCTCCTTTTGTTTGATGCGTGTTATTTCGCACCGTTGTTTACTTAACAACGAACACTAGGGACATAGAACCATCTTTGCCCCGCATAATCTCAACCAATGTGTGAGTAGCGCCTAACGGGTTCGCGTGAATCCATTGAAAGGCTTTTTCTACTGAGGAAAATACTACGGTCATAATCTGCGTTCCTTCTGTTTGCGGCGGGTGTTTGTTCCCGTCTCGAGAGGATAGGTTTAAGGCTCTTTTGATTTGGCGTCAAGAAAAAATGTGAACGTCAACAAAAATAAATTTAGCTCGTCCAAATTCATAAATGTTTCGCATAGTTAGTGAGGCCGGGAATGTTTGACAAAATCGAGCGTAGCTCTTTTACGTGCTTTTTCTCGCCGCAAAAAAGAACGCGAAGAACGAAACTATTTCATAACCTAGCGAAATCATTTAAATAAAAGTTTAGAGGGGAAACAAAGAAGAATCATAATCCTCCAGCTATCTGTTTTCATTATGCTTTTCTCATATGCGATTTTCGGAATGATGGAAACAATAGGCAACCATGGAAGAATCGAAACGAGCGTAAAACCGCGCTAGCGAACGTTTCAAGGCTACCCACTAGGGTCATAGGCTCAAGGGTCAAGAATCGAATAGCGGGCATGCCAAGCACGCTAGGATGAAAAGCGCTCATATAGGGCCACTTTCCAGCGCTCTGCGCTCTGCGCTCTGCGATAGCTGCGCTCTGCGCTCTGCGCTCTGCGATAGCTGCGCTCTGCGCTCTGCGCTCTGCGCTCTGCGCTCTGCGCTCTGCGCTCTGCGATAGCTG